CAAATGAAACACATTATGTCGAACAAGAAGAAGAAGTCTGGTAATAGCTACACAACTTTTCAGCAGTACATGAATAGGTTTACGGAATTCTTTGATTCTGATGAAATATTAGAAGCACAAGTATTTTTTTCCTATATGATATTGGACGGCTTAGATCCAGAAGATGCTTTTGGCATGGCTGTTGATAGGAGATTTATATGATAGACCTTTGTATAGTTAATTACAATACTAAAGACCTTCTGAAAAGATTTTTAGATTGTCTGCATTCTGATTTAAATCAGAGCAATAGATGTTGGACGTTAAACATAGCTGATAATGGCTCTGGTGATAATAGCCATGATTGGATCATGCAGAACGGATTAACATACGAGATATCTAGGTATTTTCAAAATCAAAATGTTGGCTACTCTTCTGCCTGCAATAATATGGCACATCATTCTACTTCTGAAATAATAGGTTTATTAAATTCAGATGTTTGGATGTCATCTTCTGATGTTAAAAAGATACAAGACATATTTGATCAGAACGAAGATATACATATACTTGGACCAAAGCAAAGAGATGAAAACGGTTTCATAACTCATGCTGGAATAGTTGGTACGAATACTGCTCCTAAACATAGGGGTTGGAGAGAGCATGATCCTGGAGATGAACTCTATAGGGATAGAATTAACTGTGTGACAGTTTCTGGCTCAGCCTATTTTATTAGGCGCTCTGTGTGGGATGCGTTAACTAATGATCCAGAGTATCGTAAAATGTTCCCTAATGCAGTCGGTGCATTTTTGCCAACTCCTCACTATTATGAGGAGACGTGGTGTTCGTATTTTGCTAGACACAGAGGCTATAATTTAGTCTATGATGGTTCCGTTTCTATAGGTCACAGTTGGCATAAGTCTTCTGCTGTCGGCGGACACGCTGATCAACATTTTTCTACTAGCAGAGAGATTTTTAGAGATGCATGTGATATGATAGGTATAGAGAGAGATTGATCATGTCAAAAAAAGTTTTTCTTTCAGGTGCAATTGAAGGTCACGAAGAGTATGGCCGTGAGTGGAGAAAGGTTGCTACTCACGAGCTACATCTAAGAGGCTATGATGTACTGGATCCTACTACGGTTTCAGATTCTTTTTATGAGACTCCTGAAGAAATTGTTGAGAAGAACTTGTTTCTCCAGAAGAGAGCTGATATAATTCTCGTAGAGTACATGATCTCAGATCGTCAATATATAGGTACAGACTTTGAGATGGCGTGGGCAAAGTTTCACGGGCAACCAGTGATAGTTTTCGCTTCACCGCAAGCATCTTCTAGAGTGTACCTAAAATATATGGCAACAAAACTTGCATCATCGATGCAAGATGCGATAGAGTATATCGCTGTTAACTACCCAACAAACTAACCCGAAAGGTTAATAATGTCAGAGAATAAGTACAAGTACTTCACGGTTACTACAACTGCAATCGTTAAGGCTCCTAATAAGACATCCGCTGAGAAAATTGCCATGAGCAATCGTCGTACCGTTACTGGTGTTAACGGTGAGCTCATCTATAAGGATGTTGAGACTGATCGGATTACTGCCGTTCAGGCTCGTCAGCAGCTGTCTAACTGATTAACTAATTTGTCGTATTGGAAGGGGGGAGGGTTAACGCCCTCCCCCCTATGGCGTAGATGTGAGGTAAAATGATCTATGCACAAATGATAGGAAGAAATGAATCTTCAAGATTTCTAGTCGACGTACTGGAAAGATTATCTACTCAAGTAGATAAGATAATATTTACTGATGATTGTTCTGATGATGACACTCCAGAAATAGCTTCTCAGTATGCAGAAGTGTTTAGAACTCCGGAGCAATTATTTAACGTTCACGAAGGAAAACTAAGAGCATTTGCGTGGTCAAATCTCTCTAAGTTTGCTTCCGTAGGTGACTGGGTTATCGCAATTGATTGCGATGAGAAGCTATTTCATACAGGAAATATGCCTATATCTGATGTATTAGATAATTCTCCTTTCGATGTGGTAAACGTTCGCTTTTATCACATGTGGAACGAGCATCAGTATAGGGTAGATAAGCTTTGGGCTCCTACAAATAGCTCTCGTATATTTAGGTATATGGAGGATGGGGCATTCTTGAATAGGGAGCTAGCATGTGGCTCTGAGCCTACCTATGTTAGAAATTGGATAGGCGCAAGAAACTTTTGGACCGACTCCAATCTTGTCATGCAGCATCTGGGATATATAAGAGACGAAGACAAGCAGTCTAAATACGAAAGATATTCGAATATAGATGGTGGTAAGTTCCACAACTTAGATCATATTAATTCAATTGTAGATGAAAACCCAGTTTTAATTAACTGGAGTTCATTAATCGAAAACTGATAGGGGTAAAAATGACTTTTTTAGATCCTAAGCACTCACTAATAAATTTAACTTATGCAATGAGCAATAAGCAAAAGTTTGCGTACATAAATGTACCCAAGGCTTCTATAGTTGCCTTGAGTAAGAATAGCGAAAACTCTTTTCCTAACTTCTTTGCCAAGAACGTTGTTACTTCGTTGAAGGCTAATGACAAGAACATCATGAAGGCTGTGTCCCATTCGCTTCAGTCAGACATAGAAGCTAATAGACACTATAAGATAGGCCTACATAAGGGCGGTGAGTATTACTATTCAAATATTTTTGAATACTATTATCTAAATGATAGAGATGTTATATCTTCTATATCAGATTTTTATATCAAGTACTCTAAGTCTGCTATCGTGACATTTCATGATAAGAAAATGGCTGCAAAACATTTTGGACACAATATTCACGTAATCAGCATCCCTTATTCTAACTACTACAATAAGGTTGATGACGTTTATGCGCAGCTTGCGGAGCTTGATGGTGAGTTGGACTACTGTCTACTTGACTGTGGTGTTTTTGGTTTAGGATTGTTACCTAAGGTTTGGAAGAATCTTAATGTTTCAGTCATAGATCTTGGTAAGATGTTGACTTTAAGTAAGGGGCATAAGCAAAAAGTATCATGAACAAGAATCGGAAGACTTACAAAAAAGTTGATCCCGATGACTTAGACTTTTTGACGGACCTTCTTTTTGATAGCGACCTCTCAATATCTGCTATAGCCTCTGAGCTTGATGTAAGCGTAAAAGAGGTTAATAGTATGATCAACCATCTTGGTCTTTCTTGGTTAAAAGAATCAAGAAAAAAGATGTCAAGAGGTCAGACAGCTTTAACTAACATTATGAAAAAGCTTCTTCCTGGAGAGGAAGTTGTTAATGAGTTTCATATTGGAAATAAGATGAAGCTTGATGTCTATTGTCCGAGATTTAAACTCGCTGCAGAGTATCATGGTCGTCAGCATTTCTACTTCACAAGTAGATTTTATGATTCTAAATATGATTTTGAGCAGGCTCAGAAAAGAGACGAAGAGAAAGTTCAGTATTGTAAGGATAATGGAATAGCTCTTGTTGTATTTAGGTATAACGATTCTCTGACTGAGCAGAGCGTTTATGATAGAATGTTAGATGCTATAAGAGATACTCCAATTGAGCCACGTATTCCTAAGAAAAAGTATTCTGTGGTTAATTCAGACTTCTATAAAGAAATGAAGAAGAAGAATTCAGAGTATCGAAAAGAAGCATATAGAAGAATGAAGGACTCTAAACTTGATGGCAATAGATGAAGAGCTGGATGTTCAAGAGACAAACTTAGAGTATCAGGTATTCGCACTCTGCTTTAAGGAGCAGGGTGCAATATCTTTTTTCAACAAGAATCTACCTGATGATATTGTCGGAATTGTTCATGGGGAAAAAGGTATTCACGAGTTTTACTCTGCTCTAGTTTCTTATCATAGGTCTACTGGTTTAGACGTGGTGGATCCCAACGCATTTAAGCTGTGGCTTTCAGACGAGACCGATATTTACGCTGCCCTTGGAGGATCTGAGGGTGTCGGTGTAATGATGTCTTATATATCTGATTTAGAGACTGCAAGCAAAGAGTCTTTAGCTGAGCTTGTTAAGCATAAGGCAAGTAAGAAGAAGCAGTCTAATTATTTAGATGAGCTTCGTCTACTAATATCTAAAAAGGGTCTTCGTAGTGATGAGGATATAGCAAGAATTAGTTTCTTGACTTCTCAAATCAACGAGATTGAGTCCCTTGTAAAAAGAAATCCTTTTGAAGATATAACCACTGCTAATGATATCTCTAGTAGAGCAGTAAAACTTCTTGATATACCAGACTTTGTTCCAACACAATTTAAGTCCTTGAATAGAGCCATGGGTTATACGGATGAGGGCGGCTTCTTTAAGGGGGCTGTACATGCTGTCATAGCCCCCTCAGGTAAGGGTAAGAGCACTTTTGCTAAGTGTCTAGCTAATCACTGGCTGGATAATAATTATCGTGTTCTTTACGTTAATTTTGAAGAGGCTATAGGTCACTGGGAAAGAATATTAATGACTCAAATTTTAGGTCAGAATGTTTACTCGGAAGCAGATAAGTGGTCTGAGCAGCAGAAAAAAGAGAACATAAGAATTTTTCAGGAGAAGTTATCTCAATGGGGTGATCGTCTTATGGTTAGACATGATCCCGACACTCCTTATTTTGAGGATTTAGAGTCATGGCTTAGAGAGCTGGTTGGGTCAGATGCGCCAACTCCCGATGTGGTGATTATAGATACTATTCAGTCTATGTTCACGCGCGGCAAAGGTAAACCTCGTTGGGGTGAGTTTGAGGAGATGATGGTTAAGCTTGAGAAGCTTGCTAGAGACATGAATTGTGTCTTAATAATTACTGCTCAAGAGAATTCAAATAGAATGAAAGAGAAAAGAGAGGTTGTTCAGCAGTCTGATACCGGTGGTTCGCTAGCCATTCAACAGAAGTGTGCCGTCACTATCTTCATAACAGAGAAGCGCTTAGCAACCGATGACGATACTGAAGATGAGAACATAATGCAGCTACAGATACCTAAGAATAGGATTACTGGCTCTTCTTTTACTTATGATCCTCCTTTGGTTCGTTATGTTGACAGTAAGAAAATTTATGAAGATTATGAAGTTGTTGGAGATAGTTCTTATTCAGAGTCATCTGCTTTTAATGATCTTTTAAATGGAGAGGGATTTGACTAATGTTATCTTTAACTACAGATGCCATAAAAGATTTTCAGACCTGTGAAAGATTGTATGACTATAGGTATGTAGAACAGCTTTCAGAGAAGTTGTACTCTAGAGATATTTATACAATTAGGTTTGAGCAAACAATTAAAAATATATTGTATTACTTTTGGTACAAGAAGCAAGCTGGTATTTCTCCGTCTTTTTCTTCAATATTGAATCGGTGGGAGAAGTTGTGGTTTCCTAAGAATATGGATTCTTATGATATAATAACAGAGCAACACGAAAGCGCTTACGGCAATGTTGCTAGTTTAACAACTAAAGCTTCGTCAGTGCTCCTGAATTTTCATGAGAAATATTCTGACTATGAAATGATACCGATAGCTATTAGCGAAGACTATGTTGCTGTAGTAAATAAAAATGTTAGAGTTGAAGATACCTTTGATTTAATTTACCATAAGAATGGAAAAAACTATGTTGTAAAGTTTTTGTTCAACTATAGAAATGCCAATAGGTTTATGTATCAGGTAGATTTTGCGACGATGTATATTGGTTTTAAAAATCGTCATCCTTCCAAAGCTGCAGATACCCATTTTGGTTACATAGATCTTTTGTCAGATAACCTAAAGTTCAACGAGTATGATATTAGCCAAGAAGATGTTGACTCTGTTGAGTATTGGGGTGACGTAATATTTGAAAAAGAAGTTTTTGTTCCTAGAAGAGGAATGACTCCTTATTGTAAAAAGTGTCCGTTTGATGAGCCTTGCTCAAAGTGGAATGGTTGGAGATAGTATGGCTAAAAATATGTTAGATGAAATTATTGAATCTGGTTCAGATAATTTTGAAGATCAAGAAAATGATGTTCTAAAAGATATCTTAGAGGAAATAAACTATATTGAGAATGATGAAGTAAAATCTTTTGTTAGATCTGTAATGCTGAAAGCAAAGTCTTTTTGGACTATTCCCTCTAGTTTTTCTGGCAAGTATCATCCGCCAGATGAGCATGGTGAGGGTGGAAATCTTTTGCACACAAAGCGTGTTGTAAGAGTGGCTAGATCTATATGTGATTCTTATACTGTTACTTCAGATGAGAGAGATATGGTTATGGCTGCATGTCTTCTCCATGATGTAACCAAGGGAATTAGTTCCAGTGATGACGACATGTTTCACTATGATCCGATGCACCCGTACACTGTTGAGGCTTTAGTTAAGAAAGCTATAGAGTACGATAAAGAGTATTCTACAGATGGTTCTTCTACTACCCTATTCTTGAATGAAGAGGCTGTTCATACTATACTTAGACTAGTTAGATGTCACTTGGGCCCTTGGTCTCCGGTGCCAGAAACTTACCCTATAACTTATCTAGATTATATTGTCCATCTTGCAGAC